TCCATATACAAACACACCAAGTATCAAAGCAGCACCTGCCAATAACTTATATGGTAATGGGATCATACCGAACATATTTAATTCCTTGCTATATTTATATATCTAAAAACTGTTTGAATGAAATCGACTCTTGGATACCAAGACCACGACGAACGTCTTTATACATGTCATGCTTATGAGTTTTTGACATGGAACTTGGTGCCATAGAATGAAATGTTTTTTCATCACCAGAAGATGCTGCTTTGCGCATCTTAGTAGCAGATGCACCAGCGACACCTTCATCAGCATCAGTTCTTGTTCCGCCGACTGTTTTCACCTTGATAGAATCAAAATTGTAATGACCATGGCGAGATTCAACACCATTATACTTGTGTATTAATGTGTGGTATTCGTGCGCTCTATCAGATCCAGCATGAACAACGATATTCTTCACACCTTGACTGTGTAATTTAGACAAGTGATGGAGTATAGTTGGAGCACCCTTGCTCATTGCTTCGATATTTGCAGAAGGAAATGCTCTCTTGAGATGCTTGACCTTTTGCTCTGGAGCAAGAGGGTTTTTATTGCCATCATGGGAAGCAGTGGTTAAAATAGTATGAGTTGCATTGTCATGTTTTGCTGCATCCAAGACCTTATTGATCATCATGGCATGTCCAGCATGAACAGGTGCGAATCTACCTATTGTCAGATGATGCGTTTCACTCATTACTTTTTACTCGCTTTGATCATTTCACTGCGAGCGAGATTTGCTACGGAGAATCCTTGGCGATCGACAACCTTCAGTCCATTATAGACATGACCTTCGCCACCTGCTGCAGCACCTGCGATAGATGTACTGAAACCACCTGCACCAGAAGAATCTAATCCTCTCGAAAGGTGATTAGTTGCCTGTTGCAAGTGGTGATGGATTTCTAAGGTGTCGTTGAATTGCTTTTGGTGTTTAGAGACATGATCAATCGCATCATCCAACACTTTCTTTTTAGCAACCTTCGTTTTGTCAGTTTTAACTGCATCAATTTGTTTCTGATGCCACTTCGTAAGATACCCCTTATACCCCTGCGTCGAAGGTGTGTCATTAGTTGTCAATGTTGAGTTGATATACTGACGAAGTGTTCGTTCGTGACCAATATGATGGTCATAAGTATGCGACGCCATCATCTGCTCTGCCTTCTTCAGATGTTCATCTGCTTTAGACTTATATTCTTTTGGAATGACACCCTGTTCTTTTGACACAAGGTGTTGAACAAGATGAACATCAGGATGATGATTGAAACCATCAAGATTAGTCAGAGGTTTTGCTCCTGCTGCAGTAATCTTAGTGTGAATGACAGCACTTACTTTAGATTTAGCAAGTGATTTACCTTCAGGACTATCTGAATCTGTCTCATATTTAATTGTGTTTGGTGTATGAGAAATCTTTCCATTCTCATGCTCTCTGGATTCACGATCTGACATGTATCCGCCTTGATACTCACCTGGAGTATGCGGAATAACTTTTGGAAGATGTGCAAGAAGAAGTTTTAGCGGATGCGCAAGATATTGTTTGTGACTATGCTGGTCTTCAATATCTTGTTCGCTGAAATTATAGGAAGATCCCGTTCCCTTATACTTAACACCGACTTTACCGTCTGCTCTGCGAATAACATTGAATGACATTCTGTCATCAATCTTGCGAGTCATGCTCGGTGCTTTACTGGCAGAAACCTGCTTTAATGTTTTCAGTGCATGCTTTGCTTGTTGTGGTCCATCAAATAATCTATCGGATGGATGCTCAATGTGAAGAATTGCTGCTTCAGAAAGGAATGATAAGAAACTTTGCATAGGGATCCTAATATAATGTTACTCCCTATTTATAATAATTGTACCCATTTGAAATTCAATTTAGTATCTTTATGCACGACATTCTCGATTTCAAATCGTGGAGTATATATTAACATGTTCTCATCATCATATACTGGAATCGTAATATTGTTATCCACTTTTGACTTTCTGCCACCACGACGACAGGTTAAAACCAACCAATCTAGATTAATTTTTTGATAATCATTTTCGAGTTGAGATAACAGTTCACGATCTCCATAATGAAATGGCACGAAGGATTCATCATATCCACCAGAATCTAAGAATAGTTTTCTCGGTATCATAAACTGATTCAACGCCATGTATGTGTTCCCTCGACCTTGAAACTTGGCATTAAGTTCATACCAAGAATTAAGATCGAGGGTTTCGTTTTGTAATCTTTTAAGATCGGATGGTTGTAGTGTGTAGTCTATGTCTTGAAACAATAACCAGTTAGATTGTGCCAATCTTGCACCAAGATTGCGACAACCATGACTATTGAATCCAATATCTTCAGTAACTTTATACAATGAAAAATTAATATTATCATTTATTGTATGTTCTCTGAGAACATTTTCTGCTGGTTCTATCTGGGAACCATCATCAATTAATATAATATTTACTGGAGTGTTGTAGTTATTCCATCTCTCGATTTGAGTTTCGAGATAGAATCTTTCATTGTAATACGTTTGAATAATTGTTATGTTATTGCGCGACAATTCCTGCCATCTCCTCAGAGGCATCTACGACAGTCAAGTCAGTTGCAGGAAAGTCCACTGATTGTGTCAAATGATACTGCATGTATTCATTGTGCGTCATTGTTTCTTCAACATACAGTTGCCAACCCGAAAGAGTTTCGTGGAGTTGAGGATAATGATTCTCAATCATGTGTCGCTTAGAATCCATAACCTTACCGATCTCTGGTAGAGTTGGTTCGTAATCAAACCTAGCAATGATGTATTCTTTACCACCAGATGCTCTCCACAGAGGCATGTCTTCTGTTCCTGCATTAGTCCACACCAATGTGGTTGCGACTAACTTCAATTTCAATTCTTGTGTTTCAGTTTCTTCAGTCATAAACTATCCTCTTATTATAAAATGGTGATGCCAGTAGGACTTGAACCCACGACCTAGAGCTTAGAAGGCTCTTGCTCTATCCAGCTGAGCTATGGCACCAATTACTATTCAACTATACTATACTTATTCAAATTTGTCAAGTGCTTTCTCGAATTTTATCTCGTTCAGGATAAACAAACCACCCTGTTGCAATATATTTTTTCCCAACTAGATCTGGATTTGCGCGATGTAAATGTGTATACGCAGCAGGCCACACAACCAGTGTTCCAGCAGTAGGTTTAACTGTTTGATCCTGAAATTTAAATTCTGTATGACCACCTTCATCTACAGTGTTGAGGTATATCATCCAAACTGCAAATCTAGAAGATGTTTTACCAGATCCTTGCTCGTAGTGCCAACGATGAAACCCACCACCAGTATCTGATCGTTGGAACTTCCATCCTGGACTTATTAATTCGTATACGTTTCTGGTAGTGGCAGAGTATTGTTTGTTATACTTTTTCCACCCAACCGTAATTGCTTGTAGTATCTTATCTTCAGTTTTTGATAGTGAACCATAGCATCCGCTAAAGATATTCCAGTCAGTTCTACCCGCATCATCTGAAAGAATACAGGCATTTCCTGGATCTGGGCGAGAAATAATATCATCAATACTATCGCATGCCGCAGCACATTCCTCCGCAGTCAATACGTTCGGATATAGTTCTATAAAATTAGAAGTCAAATTTAGACAACTCCCTTGAGCGAGATCCAGATGGAGTCCGCTCAAACACAGGAACAGCATCTTGCCCTGAGTCGGTGATACCTTGTTGAGCAGATAACTCTAGATCGAACAGTTTCATTTTACCACGGTCGATACCAACCATGAACCTTTTATTTATAGCAGGGTCATTATACCGATTCTTCAACTGCTTAACCATAAGTTGACCCATGTTCTCAAGTTCTTCAGTCGAGATTAAAGCAAACATCAAGTCAGCAGTTGCTGGTAATCCGAATGACTCCGAAGTATCAGTCAAGTCAACATCACTGTTTGCATATCCACCACGAGTAGTTTGAGTGGCAGAAACAACAGGTAAATCAAACTCAACTGCGAACCCACGAAGTTCTTCAGCAATCGCCTTAACATATGTATAAGAGTTAACACCCGCACCTGCCTTGAACCGACTGGATGCGCAGATGTTTAGATAGTCAACGAAGATAATATCTGGACTAAAGTTGCGCTTCAGTTGTAGTTCGTTTAGCAATGCTTTGAAGTGACCGACATGCGCACTGGCAGTTGGATACTCCTTGATGATCAACTTACCCTCAGTCTTTTTCTTAATCTTATCGATACGATTATCGAACATGGACTTGGACAGATCTTTAAGATCCTGGATATTAACGTTCATCAAGTTCGCATCGATACGTTCAGCGATGCGTTCTTCTGCCATTTCCATGGTGATATACAGAACGTTCTTACCTTGACCCAAAGCACCTGCTGCCATGTGACACATGAACAGAGACTTACCAACACCAGTGCCAGCAAGCGCAATGTTTAGTGTCTTATTTGGCAGACCACCATTAGTAATCTTATTGAACATGTCAAGATCGAACGGCAACTTGTTCTCAACACGATGGTAGAAGTCATATCGTGATTCTGAATTGTCAAGGTAATCATGTCCAACGTTATTGTCGAAACATACACTCAACGCATCCTGTAGAATGGAAGGAATACCATCTTGAGTATGCTGCTTATCATCACCGTCGATAATCTGAATCGATTGCATGATTGCATTATAGACTGCCTTGTCCTTACAGAACTTCTCAGTTTCTTCAAGCAACCACTTGTCATTCACATCAAGAGAATCATCTAGATGTGTCAGTTTTTCATTGATGTTTTTAAATTCATTTTCGTTTATACCACGGTCATTCTGCACCGCAATTTCAATTGCTTCGACTGTCGGAAGTGAATTATACTTCTCGATAAACTCTCTGGCATAATTAAAAATCTTGCGCTCGGAAGTATCATGGAAATATTCTGGTGTTATGAATGGAATTACCTTACGAGCATAGTCTTCATCAGAAAACAACTTACTCAGTATAATCGTCTCGATCTTCTGCAACTTTTAAATCCTCTATCTCATCATATTCATTTGCAATCCTAATGCAACATGGTTCACAAACAAACATCTCATACTCGAGACCTTCTTCGATACCATGAAGACACATGGCAGGGTCATTCTTTTTCAGAACGACCCCACATTGATCACATATCTTGATTTTCGTATTCTTCTGAAATATCTTCATCAGAAATGTCCACATTATCACCCTCCATCATTTGTCCATTACCCATGCGATAACGATTCTCAATCCATTCACCGAACGTCCGATCGGTAAGAATAGGCAACCAGAATTCTTTGTTGTATGTATCAGTTAGACGATACTTCTTCTCTTCACCAACTCGCTGATACCAACCATTACTTGGTTTTACAACGTGACCAGATGCCAGTGAAATATCCAACAGACCAGACCACTTGCTGATACCACCTTCGAAGGTAACTTCAATTGGGATCTTTGACTTCTCCCGAACGTAACGAGACTTCTCGACATTGATGATAAAGTTGTAACCAACCACCTCGGTGCCAGACTTCTCTTGCTGGCGACCAATGATGAAGATATTATCAGCAGAGTAATAGATACCAGTACCACCTGACACGATTGCCTTGGGGAACATACCAATTTCCATGTAAGTATGATTGACCACGACCATAGGAATATCCTTAATGGTAAGGTGTGGCGTAATCATACGGAACAGAGACTTCATCTGCTTAGCACGAGTCATGTCAGCAACCGACTTACCATCGAGAGCATCGTCGACTTCCTTCTTGGATGCCAAGTTACCAACAGAGTCAACAACAATCATCACATGATCACTACGCTCAAACTGATTCATCTGCTGCATGACATCATGCTTTAGTTGTTCAATGTCAGTGATTGGTGTATGAATAACCATGTCAGTATTAATACCGAAGTTATCAAAGTATGATTGTGGTGCACCAAACTCCGAGTCATAGAACAGGATGACACCATCAGGATACTTAGTTTGGAAACTCTGGATCAACATCATAGCAAATGCTGTCTTAAAGTGCTTTGATGGACCAGCAAAGATAGTCAATCCTGGAGTCAACCCGCCATCTAGTTTACCAGACAGGGCAACGTTTAACGCAGGAACTGATGTTTGAATCAGATCTGCGGTGCTGAACAACTTACTCTTAGAGAGAACATTAGTCTCCTTAATGGTGCTGTTCTTTTTAATTTTATCGATTAGTGCATTCATGTAAACATATCCTCTAACGTGGCAACTGGTTCTGTATTCCAACCAATGCCTTCTACAATTTGTTTTAATGGTTCAAGAAAACTCTTATTGAACATTGTATTATAATCTACATACCTATGTATGTCAAGCTCTTTTGGTATTTTACTAATAAAACCAATACAATTTTCACGAATAGTATTTGGTTCCTTTAAGTATAAGAACTTAATCTTCTCGCCTTCTTGAATTGCTTCGTACTTCATGCTAAGATTGTGCTTCTCGAGTAGGTGATTATACATTAAAGCACCACGAACATGCATCGGTGTTCCTTTGCCATATATGTCTGCTCTTGATGTATACTTCGCAAGTCCATTGACGCTTCGCGGGAAAGCAATATCTTCAGGTTCCATTTTATTAAACAACCCACGAGTGTGCTCAATAAATTTCTGTAGAGTTGCTTCGTCTGCAGTCAACGATAGTCTTACTGCTTCTTTGAGACTTTCACGAACAGGTGCTGGAGTGGAAGAACGAACGATCTCAAGACCCATGACTTTAAGTTTCGGGTCTTTGTATCGAACACCTTCGTTGTCATAGACGTTGAGTGCATACCTTTTCTTCGCAACCCAGAGACCACGTTCTGCGATTGCCTCACGTTTGAATATAATTTTCTTTTGAAATGCGTTCGTGTAGTCCGCAAGTTGATCACAACTTTCGTTGATTGCCTCTGTGATTTTCTCTTCGCAGATTTTATCGAGAACATCAATGAGTTTATCACGTGATAGATTGCCATAAAACTTACGAACAAGAGGGTC